TTGTGTACGCTGGTAAATACGGTGTTGCTAACGGTGTTGGCGCTGTTGCGTTTACTCCAGTTGTTCCATCAGGCACTTTGACTGCTGTTACAGGTTCTAACAGTTCTTTCACTGGTTCTACCACTGAAACTACTTTGATCAACGTAACTGTTCCTGCTGGTTCTATTGGCAACAACGGTCAAATCGTTGTGACTTCTAACTGGGCTTGCAACAACTCTGCTGGCGCTAAAACAGGTACTGTGTACTTAGGTGCTTCTGCAATTGGTACTGCATCTTCTTACACAACTTCTACTGGTGGCAGTTCTATGAACTCTATCCGTAATCGTGGTGCTTTGGGTGTTCAGTCTACCCAATTGATTGGTGGCGCAGCCGCTAGTGCTCATGTTTACACAGCAATTGACACATCAGCATCTGTTGCATTGACCATTACTGGTGACACTGCTACTGCTACTGACCACATTATTCTTGAAGGCTTCACTGTTACTTTGAATCCTAAAGACTAATCTTTCTGAAAGGGCTTCGCAAGAGGCTCTTTTGGTAAGGAGTCGTTATGGAATTGAATTTAAATAATGAAGAAGCAAAGATTGACGAAAGATACTATTCCAAAGGTATCCTTGAAGCTGGGGTTGAAGGCTTACTAGCAAGAAACGACAAAATGTACAACGAGGTCAAGTCTGGTACTTGGTCTCAAACATTCAATACTGACAATATTAACTATAAAGTTGGTGCTGTTGATGGGGAACGATATGTCCAGTATGAACAAAAGAATGTTGAGAATGTTAAACAATTTTGCAAAGAGCGTAGAGAGTTTCACGCAATTCATGGGACGGACAATCCAATGTTTGCTGGCACATTCCACGCTATGCAGTTACCTAAGTGTTTTGCCCATGAAATTAGTTCTAAATGGTTTAGTAATAGACCGTGGGAACTGATAAAACAAGACAAAAAGGACAAAATACTGTTCTATGCAATAGTCAATGAGTATTATTCTGACTTTATCTGTCACCCCTCTGGAAAGATACCATTGCCCTATAATCCCGCTATACCGACAAAGTAAGGAAAATTCATGTCCTTGTATATTCAATCTGCTAACGCATTAGTAAGTCGGGTAGCACAGTGGGTAGGGGCAATTCCTAAAGCCACAGCTATTACGGCTTCTGCCTTTAATTCAAGTACGGGTGTAATTACAGTATCTCCCACGCCTGTTGGAACAATTAATATTGGCGACTTTATTGGCATATCAATCTCAGGACCATTTACACCAGTTTTAGCTGTAACTAGCACTACTATTACTGTTAGCGATCCAGATGGAGTCTGGTCTTCTGCAACTTATTCAACTTTGGTATTACTGCTTCCTTCGCAAGCATCATTAGAGATTCAATCTTGTATTCAGCTTGCTGAACTAAAGATGCGTACCTTGGAATTACCTGGTCTACGTAGTAACCCTTATGACCCTACATCACCAGCAATAATTACAACAAATTCAGAAGGTTTGGCTCCTATCCCTGCGGATATGAACATTCCTATTTTGTTTTTCCAAGAAACGCCAGGCGCTAATACAAGTCCTTCTGCTACTGGGTTTGGTCCTTGGATCATGTATGACCGTGTGGGTGACCGTGAGATTATTCGCAGACGCATGATTGACCAACTTTATGTTCGTCCATTTGGCGTACCAAGAGTGATACGGGGCAGTTTCTCAGAGGTTGGCCCTAACTACGTGTTTACGCCTAACCCTGGCAATGCAGTAGTGATCAAAGCGTATTACATAAAAACATTTCCATTTCTTTTTGGCCCAACGGATGATGCATTAAATCCTATTGTCCAAAATAACGCTGTATTGGCTTCATTTCCCGAAGGTTACCTTTATGGTACTTTGTGGGCTTACTACGATAAGAATAAAAACACAACAGAATCTCAAAAATGGCTTGCGCGTTTAGATGAATCGTATGGCTTGATTGAAGACCAGTACAACAAAGGTCGCTGGAAAGGTGGAGATCAACACCTCACCTCAGAATTTCAACCCCGCGACTATCGCTACAGCTTTAAGTAAGGAAGCAAAATGGCTACAAGCGGTTTATATAACGGTGGCACTGAAACCAATGGCCTTTATGGAAATACCATTTCTTTTGGTGGTACATATTTTGAATGGTTTATTTTTCAGGACTCTGCAACTGCTCCCGCAACCCCAACTGGTGGGTCATGGAGTTTTACAACCAATAGTGGTACGGCTCCAACTGGCTGGTCATTGTTGCCACCTGCTACGCCAACAAATCAAGTTTGGGTTTCAATTGCTTTGGTTAACTCCAAATCAACGGCAGCATTAGCTTGGACAGTTCCTGGACTTTTTGGCGTAGTTCCTAACTTTACATTTCCAACGCCTGTTACTGGCGCGGCTGGTTCTAATGCTTCTGTAACTAACACTGGCACTGCTACTAACCCAATCCTTACCTTTACCATTCCTCGCGGGAATACGGGCGCTACGGGCGCTACAGGGGCTACAGGAGCCACAGGTGCTACAGGTTCTGCTGCCACAGTTGCCGCAGGAACTACCACCACAGGCGCGGCTGGGACATCTGCATCTGTTACCAATTCGGGTACAACAAGTGCCGCTGTTTTTGATTTTACAATTCCTCGCGGTGCTACAGGGGCTACGGGTGCGACAGGTGCGACAGGTGCAACAGGGACTGCCGCTACTCTTACACTTGGTACAACCACTACAGGCGCGGCTGGTAGTTCAGTTGTTATAACCAATTCTGGAACGACAAGCGCTGCGGTATTTAATTTCACAATTCCTCGTGGTGACACGGGCGCTACAGGAGCTACGGGCGCTACGGGAGCTACGGGAGCGCAAGGCGTACCAGGCATTAATTGGCTTGGCACATGGAGTAGCGGTACAACATATGCTATCCGTGATGCTGTAACTTATAACGGTACTTCTTATTACGCTGTTGCCGCCAGTACAAACCAAGCACCTCCCAATGCAACATATTGGAATGTACTTGCCCAAAAAGGAACTGATGGATCTGGTGCGGTAAGTTCAGTTGCACTATCTGCTCCTGCATTATTTACTGTTAGCGGAAGTCCTATAACTTCTAGCGGTACATTGGCATTAAGTTATAGCGGTACAGCACTGCCCGTAGCTAATGGGGGTACAGGAGTTACAACATCGTCAGGTGCTAATAGCGTTGTTTTGCGAGATGCAAGCGGAAACATTACAACTAATTGTTTGTTTGAGGGATATGTATCTCAAGCGGCAAGCGGTACGACTATTACGCTTACTGCTGCATCCGCACAAAATTATCAAATTACGGGCTCTGGTGGTCAGACAATTAAGTTACCAAGTGGCACAACGCTACCAAATGGTGCATTGTTTACATTTAATAACAACCAGTCTTCTGGTGCTATTACTGTACAGAATAATTCTTCTACAACTATTGCAACTATCCAGTCAGGCGGTTATGTAACTATTGTTTTGTTGGATAACTCGACTGCTGCTGGTTCGTGGGATAGACATGATTCAACGCCATCCAATGTTTCTTGGTCAACAAATACTCTAGATTACGCTGGTTCGATTACAAGTGCCACATGGAATGGAACTACTGTTGCTATTAACAGAGGCGGTACGGGTCAAACAACTGCAAATACTGCATTTAACGCATTAGCCCCATCACAAACATCAAACACAGGCAAATACCTGACTACTGATGGCACTAATACAAGCTGGGCAAGTGTTGTAGCAGGTGCTACGTTAAGCAATGATACAAGTACAGCATCCAATTTGTACCCAATATTTGCTTCTGCTACATCAGGTACACCAACAACTATATACACAAGCAATGCCAATTACTTGTACAAGCCTTCTACTGGCGAACTACAAGCATCTCAATTGGTTGCAAGTAATGGCATAGTCGTTAACAGTGCAACTATATCTGCAAGTTATACGGTAGCAAGTGGATTCAACGCAATGTCTGTTGGCCCTGTTACTGTTGCTTCTGGTCAAAGCGTAACCGTCACTAGTGGACAAAGGTGGGTAATTCTATGAGTTCAGTTGTTATTTCAGGCGATACATCGGGTACGGTAACCCTACAAGCGCCAGCTGTTGCTGGTACGACAGTTTTAACTTTACCTTCAACAACTGGTACGGTTATGGCCCCAACTTCAAATGGAACATCGGGTCAAGTTTTAACTTCTTCTGGTTCTGCTACGCCAACTTGGTCAACACCAAGTGCTGGTTCATTGATTTATTTGTCTACTGTGACTGCAAGTAATTCCGCAACTGTTGATATTGAAACAACATTTAGCAGCACTTATGATGCGTATCTTTTAGTTGTTAGTAATTTAGTAGTGGGAAATGACAACGCTACGCTAGTAGGCAGATTTAAACTAAATGGTGCTTATGTGACTACTAGCACTTATTACGGTAAATTAATGAATCTTGTTAGCACTACAGGTACATTTAATGCTGACAATACTAATGGTTTAACATCGTTTTATATTGGGACTAACTTAGGCGCGGATACTTCTGATATAGCAGGATTCAATATAAATATATATAACCCAAGTAGCACAACAAAACAAAAAAGGGTTGTGTTTTCTGGAGTTGCATCTGCCTCATCGGGGGTTGGCGCTAGTCAAACTACAACATTTTTTGGGTCTGGGTCTAACTCTGGTACGGGGGCAATGACGGGACTTCGTTTATTTATGAATTCTGGAAATATTACTTCAGGAACATTCCGTTTATATGGAATTTCAAACAGTTAAGGAAACACCATGTCAAGACATCACATGACGGCAGAAGGCCCAGTGCCATTTACCGCTGAAGAAGAAGCGGAATGGGATGCTATGGAATTGGCGTATGTACCTCCCATTGCACCAACCGAACTAACCAAAGAACAACTGTTTGCAGAGTTACAAGCGCTGACAGCAAAAATTAACGCACTGGGGTAAAACATGAGTTCAATAGCAGCAGGAACCACAAGCGGAACCGCTTTAGTCTCAAGTGCAGACACAAGTGGTGCGTTAGTTTTCCAAACCAATGGAACAACAACAGCGTTAACTTTGGAAACAGATCAGAACGCTACATTTAATGGAGCATATACAGAAAAAGTATATACAACCACTGTTACCTCTACCATTACGTTAGCTTTGACTAATGGCACTGTTCAAATCATTACTTTGACTGCGTCAACGGCCTGTACTTTTACTATGCCAACAACAACTGCTGGTAAATCCTTTGTTTTGTTACTTAAACAACCTGCAAGCACAGGAAATGGAACGGCAACATTTACTAGCGTAAAGTGGGGAACTGCTGGCGCACCAACAATTACTGCTACTGCTGGCAAGATGGATATTCTTACTTTTATATCTGATGGAACAAATTGGTATGGTTCTATTGCTCAAGGCTATACGCCTTAAAGAAAAAACATGTTTGCTTATACAAAACTAATGCAAACAATGGCGGGTGGACCGCTGTATATGGACGTTACTACGTCTGGTGCAAGCGTTAGCACATCTGGAAATTATAAGATTGCAACCTTTAATGGCACTGGTTCATTTACTGTAAATACAGTTGGTTCGGATATAACTGAAGGTTCAGCAGTAGATTATTTGGTTATTTCTGGTGGCGGTGGTGGTGGCTATGACAGAGGCGGCGGTGGCGGTGCGGGGGGTATGCTTAGCGCCACAGGTCAAGCTGTTTCTGTACAAACGTATACGGTTACAGTAGGCGGCGGTGGTGTTGGCGGGAATGTAAATGGTACAACAAGAGCAGGTCTTGGCATCGCGTCATCTATTTCTGGAATCATTTCAACGTCTGGCGGTGGCAGCGGTGGTACGGGCGGCGGCGGTGCAATTGGTAATGGTAGAAATGGTGGTTCTGGTGGCGGCGCAGCAGGTACTGGTTCTGGTTCTGGAACTGTTGGTACAGGCACATCTGGAGAAGGAAATAACGGCGCGTTAGGCGCTTTTACACCTTATATAGGTTCTGGAGGTGGTGGTGGCGGCGCAAATGCGGCTGGCGGTGCTGGTACTATTTTTGTCAATGGTAACGGCGGCGCTGGTCGAGCCTCGTCAATTACAGGGTCTTCGGTAACCTACGCTGGCGGCGGTGGTGCTGGTGGTGATTCCGTATTGGGCGGTACTGGTGGCGTTGGTGGCGGTGGCGCTGGCGTAAGTTCAGGCACTGGTGGTGCTGGTACTGCTAATAAGGGCGGCGGTGGCGGTGGAAGTCTAAATTCAACTGGTGGTGCTGGCGGCTCTGGCATTGTTGTAATCAAATGGAGATTTCAATAATGGCGCACTTTGCTCAACTAGACACAAATAATATTGTTCTTCAGGTTTTAGTCGTTGAAAATTACATAATTAAAGACGACCAAGGCAACGAACAAGAACAACTTGGCATTGAGTTTTTAAAATCTTTAATTGGTCCTGAAACTATTTGGAAACAAACAAGTTATAACGCCAATTTTAGAAAGAATTATGCAGGAATAGGTGACACATACGATGTAACCCGTAATGCGTTTATTGCTCCTATGCCGCCTCCATTTTCAAATGGGGATGTTTACGAATTAAATGAAGAAACCTGTAAATGGTTTGACCCTAAAGCCCCTGAACATCGCGCAAGAATAGGAGTATCCCGTGTTTAACAATCTTTATACTGATATAAAAATTGTAGATAATGTATTTGTAAAAATACACCATTTTGTGCGTGTTGGTGATACCCATCAAGGTCATGCCCATACTTTTGACCATATTACATTGCTGTCTTCTGGTTCAGTAAAAATGGTGCATGATAATGGCGAACAAGAGTATAAAGCCCCACATTTAATTGTTACACCCAAAGGTGTTACGCATAAATTTACAGCTTTAGAAGAAAATACTGTTTTTTGTTGTATTCATGCTATTCGTGATGGTGACGGTGTTGATGATGTTGCATCTCCAGATATAACAACAGAACAAGCATTTGAGTTGATGACAAAATATTCTTTAACAACTTAAAAATTAGCCAAGGATAATTAGTATGACAGTCATAATCAATGGTAGCAATACACCTACAGCAGGTGGCGTAACGTATGGAAATGGTTCTGCTTACGCTACTACAGCGGCTGGTACTTCTGGGCAAGTTCTTACTTCTGCTGGTTCAAGCACACCTACTTGGTCAACACCTGCTGGTGGTTTTTCTACCATTCAATTATTTACAACATCAGGAACATTTACCATTCCATCTGGAAAAACAACTGTAAAAGTTACGGTTATTGGCGGTGGTGGTCAAGGTGGTACAGGTTCTGGAGGAGGGCGTGATTCTCTAGGTTTTGGTGGTGGCGGTGGTGGTGCTGGAATATCTTATTTAAGTTCATTGACACCAGGAAACACAATTTCAGTAACTGTAGGCGCAGGTGGTAGTGGCGGCAGTGGTGGTGGCAATGACGGTGGCAATTCATTAATACAATCAGGAACACAAACCATTACAACAATTACTGCGTTAGGTGGCAGTGGTGGTGGTCCAAATGGAGTAACTCCACCAACTGGAACAGGTGGAACTTGCAGTGGTGCAAATTTAAATATTCAAGGTAGTTCAGGCGGTGCTGGATCTAATATTGCTACTAACAATAATTGGGGTGGCAATGGTGGTAGTTCTATTTACGGTGGTGGTGCTGGTGTTTCTGGAACTACAGTTGGGACAAATGGTGGAAATTACGGTGGTGGAGGAGGCGGTGGTAGAGGTACGATATCGAATAGTGATGGTGGCGCAGGTGCAAGTGGTATTGTAATTTTTGAATATTAAGGAGTAATTATGCGCGCACACATTATTGAAAATGGAAAAGTAATAAATACAATTGAAGTTGATTCACTTGAATTTATGCAAAATCTTGTTGAAGCTACTGAAGGTGGTATTGGGTGGTCATATGTAAATGGTCAATTTGTTGATAATCGTCCACAGCCAGAAATAGTTACGCCACCCGCGCCAACCAAAGAAGAATTATTTGCTAAATTGCAAGAGCTTCAAACACAAATTCAAGCGCTAGGGTAAATATGAGCGACTATCAAAGTCTACGAACCCTTTTTACGGCAATGTCGTTTACGCCAGATGTGCCTAGCAATGCGCTTGGTACAAATGAGTACAACAGCGGAAAGAACGTAGAAGCTGATGTTCGTGGAGTGAAGAAGATATATGGCGAACAGGAAATACTGTCTGCCATTACTGATATGCCTATCTTCATGGAGGGCGGTTATCGATCTGAAACTGCTTGGGCTTACATTGTGGCTACACGCAATAGTTCCAGCCAAGGTAAATGGTTTTTAATTACTAGTTCTGGTATAACAAACATAACCCCTGGCGTAGGTTCTAATCCAAACGTATATCTATCTGGTTATACAGAAGACATTAATATCACCTTTTCAGCGGTTGGAAATGTTTTCTTTTTAAACGATACCTTGAGTAATCCAATGTATCTATTGCCAACTGCTACTGAGTTGACAGTAACATCTAATGCCACATGGAATTATGAAAGTGGAATAACTAGTACAACTGCTAGTTTTGTCCGTAATTACTGTTCACCAAACGTAGGCAACATCTTGGTGGCTGGTAACTTAACCAAAGTTGCTAGTGGCATTACAACTAACTATCCGACAACCATCCGTTGGTCACAAGCATTTGCTAATACAGGCATTCCTGCTACTTGGCAGCCAACCCTGTCTAACATTGCCAACGAGCAAGAAGTCCCAGTTCGTGGACCATTGGTAGACGGATTCTTTCTTGGTGCTAACTTCTACTTATGTTCCTATTGGGATACCGTGGTAATGGCTCCTATTGCTTATCAAAACAGCACAGCGCCTGTATTTGGTGTGCGCCTGTTTAACCAAGGTCGTGGCTTACTAAACAATAACTGTTGGTCAAATACTGATAGTGCTGTTTATGGCCTCGATGCCCGTGATATCTGGATATTTAACGGATCAGATTTTGCACCTTTGGGTAACCAAAAAGTTAAAGATTACTTTTACAACAACCTAAGTACTGCTTATTCTGCTCGTACATTTATGGTTAACAACACACAGAAAAACCAGATTGAGATTTACTATCCCGATCTGACTTCTAGTGGTTGGTGCAACAAGATGTTGTCATATCGTTATGATTTGCAAATTTGGAATGCACCCAAAGACATCTCAAATGCTTGCATGGCTACCGAAGCGCCTAAGTTTATAGATGGAGCTTTTAAATTAGCCTCTCGCGTGGTTACATACGCCCGTGCTGGCGTGTCAGGACAAAAGTTAGTACAGACTGCTGTGGGTAACTCGTTTATCAACAGTGGCGCTATTGATTCTCAGTTTGAGCGTAATAACATGGTTCTTCAGTCTCCTGAAGGTACTGTGCCTTATTCATCTAAAGTCTATGTCCATAGATTGCTTCCTGAGATATCAGGCTCTGGAAAGATCAACATTACTTTGGGCGGTGCTAATTCAACTGCACAAGCAGCCACATATGGTCAAACAGATTCAACCCTGATAGACACCAATACGCCTTGGGTTACTACTCAGCAAAACACATTTAGAACAATGTCTGTTAAGTTTGGATCTAATGATGCAACTGATACATGGAACATGACTGCTATTAACTGGCAAGCCACAGTTACTGAGGATGCGTTCTAATGAACTTTAATTTAGGCGCAATAGCATCACCTACTGAGATATCAGGGGCGATTAACTATTTGCTGGCTAACTTTAACCCTGGCATTGCCACTGATCCAGTAACAGGCCAAGTGACGGGTCCAACTGGAAATATTCTTGGTTACCTATACAAGTACATTGCTATCAAATATGCGGATAGTGCTGATGGCGCTGTAAATTTTAGTAACACTCCTACCAATAGACTTTATTTTGGTGTAAGAAATACTGATAGTTCAACTGAATCAACTAATCCAGCGGATTATGTTTGGACTCAAGTATCAGGTGGTTTTGGAACAACTAAATCACTTTGGTATGCAGTAACAGGTGGTCGCCAAATTCAGTTTGGCGTTTCAGTTCTTGCATTTGATGTAGGGTATGTACAAGATATTGGCGTATCTATTGACCTAGATGTTATTACTTCATCATTGACAAGTGATTCATTTGGGACTACGTTTGCCCCATCTACTTATCAAGTTCCATATACAAATGCTCCTGTATTTACAGGAATAATCTGTCGCTTATACGGTACAAATGCGTATGGTTCTGTTGATTTTGTAGCTTCTCAAACAGACTCAGACGGGGCGTTTGTAAACAATACATGGCGTATTGGTAACAGTTCTACTACTGGCTATACGGATATTGTTAAAACCAATATAACCATTGCTGATCCAACAGATGGTGGTTCATATGCTGTATGGCCTATTCCTACGGCTATGGCTGCTAATAACGCAACTATGGCAGTTCCTGTTAGATACAAGGACAATGCTGGAACTATTAGGCAAGCAGCAATATCAACAATGCAGTTTGTGTTTACTTATGGTGGTAAGAACTCAACCATTTGCTATGCCTTGTATAACGGCAATCCAACGGTTACAGGGTCTTCTGTTACCAAGTCTGGAACATCTGTACCAGCTACTACAGACTTCTCTCCTACGTCTGCTACAGCGTTTACCTATGCTGTACAAAACCCAGGCGCTTCTCAGGCCATGTTTCAGTCAGACGGCATATATGACCCAGTAGCTAACACTACTAACTGGAATACACCTTATTTGTCTAACCTTCGGGTTGGTCAGTTATCTGCTATTACTGCCGATCTTGGAACTATTAATGCTGGAACTATTAACAGTATTACTTTAAATTCAAGTTCAATCAATGGCGGCACTATAAAGATAGGTTCTGGTCATACGCCTAGTAGCAATGCTTTTGAGATAACAAGCGCTGGTGTACTTTGGGCAGATAACTTATTTAGTGGCGTTGGTTACTTTGCAAACAGTTACTACACATCTAACAATCCGCTAGTTGCGTATAGTTATGGAAACATAGAAGGTTTTATTGGTGGCATTAGTGCCGCTGGTTCTGGTGGTGCTAACGCTCATGGAGTGCGTGGAGCTAACTACAAAGCCTCTACAACCACCTCAGGACTAGTAGGTGCTGCCAATGGGTATGACTTCTATGCTGACGGCTCTGGCACTAACTATGGCCCGTTTACGGGAACTCACGATTCATTAGTCCCAATAGGGTCTACTTTTACTGTTGGCGACATTGTTGTTGACGAACAAATTATTGAGCGTAATGGAGTTTCCTCAACCATAGCCCTTGTTGGAAATAGTACAACAGCCAATCAATCAGGGGTTATTGGAGTGGTTTGTGCAGAACCAAGCCCCTTGAATGACCAAAGACCATCTGCGTTTATTGACAGTATTTCTGAAGTAGACGGCAAAACCGTTACTACTATGAAGGCTAGTTACTACACATCCTGCGGGATATACAACTTTATGCCATTAAACGCTGTGGGTGAAGGGCAGATTAATGTGTGTGGAATGGGTGGTGATATTCAAACTGGCGACCTAATATCAGCAAGTTCTGTTATTGGCAAAGGTATGAAACAATCGGATGATCTGGTGCATCAATACACCGTGGCAAAGGCTAGGGAATCTGTAACTTTTGCTAGTCCAACCGAGGTAAAAATGATTGCTTGCATATATATGTGCGGCTAACAAAGGAAATATATGGCTTATAAAGACCTTAATGATTTATACCAGCAGGTATTGGGCAGAGCGCCTGATCCTAGTGGACAACAATATTGGCGCACTCTTGACGTTAATGAAGACAATGGCCTTGAATTGTTTAAACGGGCGGCTGCTCCTGAGTTGGCTAGAACAGGTTATAGACCTCCACCTCCTGGACAAACGCCACCACCTGCAATTGCACCCACCTCTACGGCTCCTGCTAGTCCTGCGCAGACTATACAGCCTGTTGGTGGTTCTGCTGGGCAGATTGATACAGGTTGGAATGCTCAGAATCAAACTTATGGCAGTCCAAACACACAAGGTTTGATTTACGGTCAGCCTATGAATGGTCAACCAGCGGCTGGTACACCTCAAAAGGCTCCAATGCCTGGCGGTGGTAAAGGCGGCAATTATGCTAATACTGACTATGCACCCAGAGAAGCGCCATCTGGTAATTTTAATGCTTTGATGGGTAAAAGTGGTCAAACTTTAGGTAGTCAAGGCGCTTCAACTAACTCAGCAACCTCTGGTCAACCACAAATGGGACAACCAAATGCTTACCCTAATACTGTAGGTATGAAGGATAATTCAAGAAATACTACTGCTACAACTGGCGGTAAAGGTAAAGGAGTTTAATATGGGTGGAGGAAAAGGTTCATCATCAGGTAGCCAACAAGTTCAATTAACCCCTGAACAAACACGATTACTTGGCGCACAAACAGATTTTCTAACTGGCACAGCATTTCCTGCTTATCAAAAAGTATTGGGAATGGCAAATGATGTTTATGGAAATACTAACAAAGCGACAACAAATGCAGCCAATACAGCAAGTAATGTTGCTGGGCAAATAGGTGCTACCCAACAGAATGCTGGTATCCGTGGAACAAATACGGGTATGCAAGGACTGGCATCTTTGTTTGATCCTAATTACGAAGAAGGCCAAGTTCAAGCTGCATTGCAAGCAGGTCGTGAATCTGCACGTGAATCACAATTAGGTCAAAACGCTATGTATGGCGCTTCAGGTGGTTTAGGTAGTTCGCGTATGGCTTTGGCAGATCAAAACTTATCAAGTTTAAATGCCCAACGTCAAGCCACTGCTGCCGCTAATGCTCGCGCTGGTGTACAAGCCAACAAAGCTGCTGCTGCCAATCAACTGGCTACTTTGGGTGGTCAACAACTTAGTGCTGCTAATCAAGCTGCTGCTGCTCGTATTGGCTATGCAGGTACGCCACAAGATACTTTGGCTAAATATGCCCAAGTTCTTTTTGGAACACCCCAAGCTTCTACTACGCCTGACTTTAAAGGAACTCAAAGCACTACAGGTCAAAGTCAGAGCAAAGGCTTTAAAATTTAAGGATTTAATATGGCAGATAGTCATCCATTTGCAACTGCTGGGTTAAACCAATTTGGTGCTGATAGAAACTTTGCTTTTGGCGGAGATGGTTCTAATGGTATTGGATCTAAATTACTTGGAATGTTTATTGATCAAACTGGATTAAAAGATTATTTAAATGCTAATAATCCTAAAGCTAATCCTGTTGGAGTTAACCCAAATCAATACTCTATTGCTCCAGAACTACCAATATCTAATCAAGGTATGAATGTTATGCGATTACCTGTAGCACCCCCAGGTGGAACTGGTTTAAATGCCAGACCTGCTGGAATACCGCCTAATTTAAATTATCTAAATGGCGGCACAAATCCATTTGTAACACAACAACAAATTGATCCTAATGCCAAGCATGTAGGTGAAATTGTTCAAGCTTGGAATCCATAATGCCTGAATTAACACCAATTGCTCCACCTTCTGACAATGTTGCACAGAAGCCATTATCTATTGTTGATCAATATGAATTAGCAGTACAAGCGCGTGATCCTGTCGCCATGATGAAAGTGGCGCGAGAAACTGTTGGAACTCCAATTTCTAACGTTGCTGTTGAAAATGCTAATAAATTGCAACAATCAACACAAGCTTTTGATAATTTAACTAAACCAATTGAACAGGCTGGTGGTATACAAACTCCAGAAGGCAGATTAAAAGCAGCCGATAGTTGGAAGACGGTTAAAGATCATCCTCAGTGGGGTAATTTTTTAGTTGAACATTTGTTGGGCAACCCTAATGCTCGATTACAAGCAACTGGTGGAAATGTAAAAACATCAATTAGTTATGACGATCAAGGTAATCAACTAGAAGAACATACTAACGAACTAGGTCAACGCGTAAAAGTTGTTGATGTTGCTACACAAAGAGAACTTGGTCCATCAGAATATGGTCGTTTAGGTGGTGGACGCACATCTTTAGAAAACACTTTAGCCCGTAAAGCACAACTAGAAAATCAAAAGCAAAATCTAGAAGAGTTTAATAAGAATCAAAAGGCTACAGGCGCATGGGGAGCAGCAGCGCCAGAACTTAATACTTTGTATGAGCAGAAACAAAAAATGCTACAACAACTGTATGGTTCGGGTTTAAACAATAAACAACTTGAAGAACTTGCAAGTTTTACAACGCGCCAAATTGGTTCAAGCCAATCCATATCTAAAGGCTTTACTGATTTAGATCAATTTGTTAAATCTCGTGGAACTAATGTTGATGAAGCTGTTGCCAAAAGCGCTAAAGCAGCCGCATCTCGTTTGGGATTGAAAGTTGAAGCTGATGGTTCTATCAAGAACTCTAAAGGTGAAACTGTTAATGCCAGTGCTTTGGCGCAGTTACAAAAGAATTTCTCTGAAAGTAATTCATCAGAACAAAACTATAGCCAAACACAAGCCGATGCAGCAAAAAGCATGGTGTACAAAAATCTTGGTTTAAAAGAAAAGCAAGTATTTGACAGTATTCTTGAGATTGATCGCAGGATTGAAGACAAGAGTTCTAGATTGTCATCTCAATATGGTCAGCCAAGTTTCTTAATAACTCCTTCAGCAATGTCGGTATCTGATCAATTTGCTCGTGGTGAAGTTCAAGCCATTATTGGTAAATTTAATTCTGTTGCTTTACAAGAATTCCAGAACTGGAAAGATGACAAATTAAAAAGTTATCCTTCAGGACAGGTTCCTAATCCCAATGAACTAGAACAAGCATTTATTAAGACTCCTATATATAAAGAATTAAAAAATAAATATATGGAAGAAACTACAAATGTAAGGTCTAGACCAGTAGAAGCATTCCCAGAAACACCTGCACCTACTCCAAACAAAGTTCAGCGTGAAGAGCCAAGACCATCTCCTACCGAAGCGGGTAAAAGAGAAGAAACAAGAGCGCAACTTCGTCAAAAGAATAGGAAGGAATAAACATGGCATTTGATGCAGAAAATTACCGCAAAGAAGCCAAGGCTGCTGGTTTTACTGACGAAGAAATTGAACAAGATATAGCAGAAGAAACAAAAGGCGCTAAACCTTTTGCTGGCGATGCAAACATGGCTAACGTAAAAGTTGACCAGTCAACATTTGGAATACCTGATTACACTGTTCCTGCTGTGGCTGGCGCTACTGCTTTTGGAGGTGCTATTCTTGCTCCAAAGGTTTATAAGTCTATAAAAGATAGATTTATATCTCCAGGCCAATCTGTTGCTCCAATTGAGCCAATGATGGATGTTAGCCAGCGCCCTCTTGGTAGACAAGAGCCAAGATTGGTTGGCGACCTATTGCCAGAATCTAAGTTGCCAACTCTTCCGCAACAAACCATAGCGCCTATTCCAGAAGTGCCTACCGTTCCATTAAATACTTCTGTTGGTAATCCACCAAAAGATATGGGGCTTATTAAACAATCTGAGCAAAACAAACTTAAAAACGAACTTGCCAAACAAAAGACAATAGGTGTAAATCCTTTTGAGGGCGCTTCAGAACTTAGGACTGGTACTGGTAAACCTGCGTTTGAAGGTATGAATCCTGAGGGCAAGATGAGATCTACTTATCCATCGATAAGGGATGTACCTCAGGGTAAAGCGTTTATTCCAAATGCACAATACATTGATGTATTAAGAAACGATCTTGGTCAGCCAACATACACACAATCATTTACTGGTCGAGATTTTCCTACGGAATATAAAGGTTCTATTGAAACTGGCAAAGAAATAAATAGAAGTTTAGGTAGAGAAACTCGCGCTCAATTAGAAGCTAGAGGTGTTCCGCATGAACAAATGCCAGAACCTACAAAAGGCATTCTTGAACGAGTAGGTGGTCCAAAGGGATCTAAAGTAATTAAAGTTGGTGGTGTTGCTGGCGCATTAATTTCATTGGCTGATTTGGCTAAAGCAGAAAACCTACGTCAAGGTGTTGGCAATGTTGCTGAAGGGTTATTACCAATAGGTATGACTTCATCTGAACTTGCACCTGGCACACTAACTGAGAAACAATTAAAAGCATTTCAAGAAGCCCAGAAGTTGGGTAGCCCATATCGTTCAGTACCCCCACCGAGATAATCATGACACATCAAGACGAAACCGTAGGGGCTATAGCCACCAAAATAGCACCTCCAGTAGGAGTATCCTTGGCGACCGTATATGGTTATCAGGTCAGTGAACTAGTCCTTTGGGCTACTTTGATATACACGATTCTGATGATTGGTCTAAAGTTATACCAAATCTACAAAGAGGTGAAAGATTGAACCCACCCTTATCTTCGCAGGATGCAAACTTGCCTACGAAGGAATCAAGTCGGCAATTGAAGCGTACCAAGACATCAAGAGGACTGGTGGCGAGGTTGCAGGTATCGCTGGTGAGGTCGGTGGGTTACTCTCGAAATTCTTTCACGGTCAAAGCCAGCTAGAAGAAGATTATCAGAAGAAGACTGAAGAGACTAAAGAGTTAGCCAAACAGGGCAAGGTCAAGAATGTAACCCTGCAAGCCATAGACAATGTAATGCATGTCCGTCAGATCAGACAGTATTACAAAGACTTAGAACACATGGTTAGATACGAGTTGGGTATGCCTGACTTGTGGGTTGAGATACAAGCAGAGCGTGACAAGTTGATTGAAGAAGCTAAAGCAATAACTAAACTACAACAAGAAGCTGAGAGACAAGAGCAATTAAAGAGGCAAGAAAAGATACAAAGGATCAAAGATAAAGTACATATATACATAGCAATACTGATTGCAGCGGTTTATGTGTACATTTCTGTTTGGTCTTTAACTTGGTTAGTTGAGTATGACAGGGAATGGAGATGGGGATACTGATATGGGAGATTGCTGTTATGGTAGTTGTCACCATACTTATCGCTGTGGTGGTAATTTGCGCGTCTTGGTTTGTGCGTGAGCATGACAAACGTGCTGACTACTATAAGAAACAAGCAGAAATCTGTTGGAGAAATAAATGAATGAATTATTTGGTTTACTCAAGGGCTTGGCCCCTTCATTGGCGACTGCTGTGGCAGGTCCTTTGGGTGGTATGGCTGTTACCGCTTTGGCTAACAAGTTTGGTGTTGCTGATTCTGTCGAGTCGGTTGCTAAAGCTATTGCTGGCGATCCACAAGCGGCTCAGAAGCTGGCTGAACTAGAGTTAGAGTATGCGAAATTGGATGCTGCTGACCGTGATTCTGCCCGTAAGAATGAAGCAGCCCTAGCGACGAGCGAGAACACCCCTCTGCTCAACAAGTCAGTAACACCTATTCTAGCGATTGTGGTGGTGGTTGCATGGGGACTTATCCAGTATCACTTACTAACCCATGTCGTACCCAATGAAATGCGAGAGATCATTATTCGTGTACTAGGTACATTGGATGGTGCATTGGTTATGGTTTTGTCTTATTACTTTGGCGCAAGCCATAAACACTAATATGTTGTTATCACCACATTTTTCCCTTGAAGAACTTACCGTCACCGATCACAGAGAGTTTGACAATACCCCTAACAGTTCTGAAATCAACAACCTTAAACGTGTTGCAGACTTGCTAGAACAAGTTAAGACACTGATTGGTGGCAAGCCTATTATGGTTAACAGTGCCTTTAGGTGTAAGCAGGTCAATGATGCCGTAGGGTCTAAGGATACTTCTCAGCACCGTGTAGGGTGCGCTGCTGACATCAGAGTGCCAGGTATGACACCAGATGAAGTAGTCAAGGCTGTAATGGCCTCAGGCATTAATTACGACCAGATCATTCGTGAGTTCAACTCATGGACGCATATCTCTGTACCAAATAATCCATCAGGTACACCACGCAAACAAGCATTAATTATTGACAAACAAGGTACTCGTACTTATTCATAAATAAGTCATATAACCTTTGTCTAATACGCACCATGAAAATACAGCGAGTAGATACGCGGCTCGACTCTGTGCAGACGAGACTGTCGGTACTTCAAAAGAAGTGTTTACCTTATGACAAGCCTTATGACACAAATCATGGCTATTGGTGGATTGCTACTCAGGATGGGGTGGATTGTGCTTTCGCAGGTCTTATTTGTAGTCCTTGGTGGTCTGATTGCGGTTACCTTATACGCTGTGGCGTTGTTCCTGATCATCGTGGACAAGGGTTACAGAAGAAGTTTATTCGGGTCCGCATCCGACAAGCAAAAGCTCTCAAAATGAATTGGGTTATTACAAGCACATACGATAACCCTGCTTCAGCAAATTCTCTTATTTCGTGTGGTTTCAAAATGTTTAATCCAACTAAGCCTTGGATGACAAAGCACACAAGTTACTGGCGATTAAAACTGGAGTAGTCATGCCTCAAACACCACGTTTATCAGATGCTGAGTTCATCGAATTATGGAAAACGACAGGTTCTGCGACTGCTATACATAAAGTCACAGGGGGCAATATACGAACCATTCAGAGGCGTAGGGCTGCTTTAGAGACTAAATATGGTCTGTTAATGGAAGCCAAAAATCCTCATGGAAGACCAGAAAGACCACAATCAGCATATGAGCGTAAGCAACTTGGTATCCTAAATGGTACAGGGATTGTTTTTAGTGACGCGCACTATTGGCCTGGCATTGTCACAACAGCTCATAAAGGTCTTTTATGGGCGATTAAAGAGTTTAAGCCATCATTTGTGATATGTAATGGAGATGCGCTAGACGGGGCTTCTATCAGTCGCCACCCGCCTTCTGGTGTATCTGGCAAAGAACCTAGTCTTATTGAAGAACTAAAGGCTTGCCAAGAACGGCTTGGAGAGGTCGAGGAAACAGCCAAGCAAGCCCGTCACAACGTTAAGCTAGTCTATACATGGGGTAACCACGATTCGAGGTTTAACGCCCGTTTAGCAGCCAATGCGCCTGAGTTTGCCAAGACCTATGGTTTTAAGTTAGAAGACCATTTTCCCAACTGGGAATTCTGCATGACTTGCTGGCCTACAGATGATTTGGTTGTTAAACATAGGTATAAAGGTGGTGTTCATGCTACCCATAACAATACCGCGGCAAGCGGAAAGTCGGTAGTGACTGGTCACTTACACAGCCTAAAAGTAACACCTTATGCTGACTATAACGGTAACCGATTTGGAGTTGATACAGGTACACTTGCTGAACCATATGGACCTCAGTTCAGTTACGGTGAAGACAATCCCTTAAACCATAGAAGCGGTTTCGCAATTCTGACATTTAAGGATGGGAGACTTCTTTGGCCTGAACTGGTCCACAAGTGGGACGATGGTCAGGTAGAGTTTAGAGGTCAAATCATTAACGTTTAAAGGATTTATATGTATAAAGTCGAGATCGAATTAAATGGCTGGGGCGAAACAATCACAATGGAAACTAGTGATTTTTCCAAGGTTGCTTTGTTAGCTGAATTTATTGAAGAACAAGAAGAGTGCAACTGGAGCGAAGACGACGAATTAGTCTTTGTTGACGAAGACGGCATCAGCTACTACTACGACGAAGACCTCGACGAGTGGGTTGAAGTAGAAGAAGAAGAAGACGAAGATCAGGAGTAAATCAAGGGCATAGCGTCTTGCACAATTTCTTGGATACAGGCCAAGGTCTGATCCATAGGGACATCGTGTTTACGCTGAGACCTTAATAACTCGCTAATTTCAGATAGGGCTATCCACGCTTCCGCAGCATGGATGGCTCTTTTTGCATCTTCTAGGTCGTCAAACTCTAGAGTGATTTTCATTTGTCCTCCGACAGCATTAGTACTGCTACCAAAGTGGCAACGGTAGCTATTGCTCCAAACATAATTAAGAACACTACCCAAAGAACTGTCTCTAACATATAGCCCTCCATTCCCTTTCTGATCTACCAGAATTAGACCTAGCAGTTTTACCTGTTAACTCGATCATTCCCAGCTTTTGCAACTCTGGCAACCTACGCCATACCTGGTCGTTCCGTAGTCCAGAATACTTTGCTATACCGTCTTTACCCAATGGTCCATACTTTTTTAAGCAAGCATGAATAACTTCCATATGGGCGGGAGCTACATCAGCAACGCTGTGAGCAGCCATATGACTTGTTATTGGATCAAGGACTCGCGCCCTAAAGAATTCCATTAGTTTCATATCTTCCTCATTATTCGTAGATTGAATTCGTTCTCTGGCAGTGTCCAAAAAGCTTGTTTGCATCTGTTTACTTCTTTCATTTTGTATCTGTACGCTGGATTGCAGTCTTCACAAATAGAACATTTATCTTTTGCTATTCGTGCAAATTCTCTCCAACTATCAAACTGTTCCCTTGATTGAAAACATAGGGGGGTGGGGGTGCTGTTATCCATTGTCAGAAGGGGACGTCATCATCCATGTCTTGCACAGTTTTGACGGGAGTGTCTTTCTTGGCAGCTTTAGCCTTTTCCATCACAGCAGAGTTAAATTTCTCGTTTGCATAGATGTAGTTAAACCATTTGCCATCGTCCATCTTCTTGGATGGATACTTTACAAAGTCACCCTTACTGCCAGACATGATGCTGCAACTCTTGATAGTGATAAACGGGTCTACACCTGGTTTAGATGCCAAGATTAAGTTGAAAGAGGGGTACTTACCGTCTTTCCATTCGACTGAGATTTCCATGATTAGCCTTTCTGTTTTTTAATTGCGGATCTGGTTGGTGCTGTTAACAGTCCCCAGAGCCATAGTTTTTGTTCGCTGTCTAGCATTGCTTTGTCGAGCATTTCAGATGCTTCTTTTGCTTTGCCGACACCGACCAATTCCTCACAGGCAACTGCCATACCTTTGAGAAATTCTTGATCCTCTTCGTTAACCTCAGGGCTACCGCGAGGAGTAATTATTGGCGCATCACCTTTGCGACCTGTTGTAGCGTCTAGCGCATCATGTTCAACAATCTCAAGCGCTGCAACCCACAGATACCTGCGGATATATGTCTGCACTGCGCCAAGGTTTTGGACCTCATGACAGCCTTTTAAAGCAGCCGTAGACATAGGACTAGAGATAACTATCTGCTCTTCTGGTATTGACATGTTGATGATTGTCATGGTCGCCATGTCTTTGCCAAAGCTGATAACCGATGTGAGGCCAACCTCATCAAATATATTTAGTGCTGGAATGATAAAGTCACCCAACTCAAAATAGTAATAGTTAGCAAACTTGTTATGTCCTGACTTCTTGAGTTTAGATGCGTGAAATCTAGACCGCGCAATATTCAACTTCTGATATACATTCATTATTCTGCTCCAAATACTAGTTCTAACTCTTCGTTGATGATGGCTTGCTGGTCTTCAGGATATAGATCCCTAAACTCAACAAAGTGATTCTCATGGCAACAGCCAATCTTTTCTTCTTTAGGCTGGCAGCAGTAACAGCAATACTCCACGCTGGATTGCATAAACTCTTGCTTGTATTGCTCGAATAGACTCTTTACTTTCATACTTTCCTCTCTTTTATCATTGCGTCTGCCATCTTGTATGCGGAAATAGCAGTATCTTCTTGACCACATTCTTTTTTAAATTCTGTGTCTGCACAATAACCCTGCATAGCCTTAGCCGCAAAGTAATCACGCAAGGTCATGCCTATTTCATTAGGCCATTGAGTGCGTGGAAATGCTGGTATATCTTTCATATCATTTTCTCCAATGCTTGTATTACTCGGTCGCGCAACATATCAATGATGTTTTGTCCATCAAGGGTTTGCACTTCGTCAATGCTATACATATCGTCATATAGCCTGTGATACACAATGAGAAGCTTTACTTCTTCCCACTGTACGTGTTTAACAAATTGTGATGTTTTCATATTCCAAGTACTAAAGTCTTTTGTCCATGCAATGCTATGGTCCATATGTAATCCACAGTTTGTGTTCTAGTTCTTTTATTTCTTCTTCTATGTAGGTCAACTGGTCATCATCAAGGGTATCGGTAATGTCTAAACCCTTTCTGCTGCCGTCTTCGTCACCACGGTACAGAACTCTGAACTCATATGATTCTGGTTCGCCCCAATTTGGATCGCCAGCACAGTAGTCATACTCTATGTCGCAGACACCTAAGTCGCCTAAGTCAACTTCCATCTTGTCAGTCATGATTCACCTCATTAAACGGATCGCCAAATGTTGATAATGTTCCTGTCTTGACGTTTAAGTAACCACCGCTGGTTTCCTGAATAACATCGCCATCTGTAGAAATCCATGAACTACCAGACTTAGTAAATACATTGCCGTCTTGATCAGTTTTTACACTGCCGAAGGTTGTATATAACTTGTTGGAAAATATATTGAAATCAATCATGGTAACTCTCCATTTCTTCTACTCTTGCTCTTAACTCTTCTATCAATGCTTCTAACTTTTCCATGTACAGAACAAGTTCTGATACTTTCTTGAAATCTAGCTTTAGTTCTTGGTTAACCAGCTTGAGAGCAAACTCTTGACCGCTTGTATAACCTTCCTGCCACGCTGTTAAATAGTCCATACTTTGCTTTTCTTAGCCACCGTTATCTGATGGCATGAAGAGACTTTACATCAACTTTGCGACATTTACTAAACAATTATTTCTATCAATGTTTCAGAAACGATAGGCAGTTTCTATTTAATAGTGTTGTATCATGCGCTATTATCGCACCGTTAACAATAACAAAGGAATGCAATGAAAGTTACAGATTTACCTAAAAACGTCACCCTATACGAGCTGGCAAAAGTGCTTGGCATAACAGCGCCAGCAGCTTACAAATACAAGATTAAGAACAAGATTCCCGACCTGCGCGTCTATCAGTTAAAAGAGAAGAAGCCAGAATGGTTTAAGGAAGAAGAATGCACACAGTAAACATAATTTTGACAGACAAGGAAGATGGAACTCTGGGTGTACAGATCATTGCTGACCCTACAGAAGATTACAGTATCAGTAACCATGTGACCAATCTATTCCTAGAAATGCTTGCTGATCTACAAAAGCCCAATATTGTGCTAAACGAGAATCAGTGATATAGTGGTTTGAAACACGGCTAGGTATGAAGTCATGAGCATACCGAAAAGAGTTACCCCTTCTCCTGCCGACCGTTTCATCTAAGGGGCTTATAAAAAGCGGGTTATATGCACTATTACAAAAGAAATATTGGCGACTATGCCAAAAAAGCAGGTCGTCTTACTATGCTACAGCACGGAGCGTACACGCTTCTCATTGATGCGTGTTATGACCGTGAAGTGTTTCCAACATTAGACAAAGCACTTGAGTGGACTTGGGCATCAACAGAAGCAGAGATTGAGGCGGTAAAGTTTGTTTTAAGCAGGTTTTTTACATTGGACAATGAAGGGCAATATATACAAGATAGAGTGCTTGAAGAATTGCTTAACTATCACACAAATGCCGATACAAACAAACGAATTGCTATAGAAAGAGAAACGAAACGTAAGGAAAGAAACACGAACCGTGTACCAAGCGTAGACGAACCTCCACCTAACCATAAACCAAGAACCAAGAACCAAGAACCAGTTGTTAAGCAGGACAGAGGCTCGCGCCTCCAGCCAGATTTTTGTTTAACAGATGAGTGGAAAGAATTCTGTCGGACAGAACGGTTTGACCTTGATCCACAAAAGGTGTTTGATGGTTTCAAAGATTATTGGATTGCCAAGCCTGGTCAACAGGGTGTCAAGCTAGACTGGTTAGCCACTTGGCGTAATTGGGTGCGAAACCAGAAGCAGGGTGTGGTCAACAAGGCCGACCAGGTGTTTACTACCGTGCCGAGCAGGTTTGAGAGAGATCCTGCCTTGATTGCTGTTGAACAGAAATTAAAAGAGGCGGTTCCGATGCCGCCAGAAATCCGTGAATATATGGCGAGGTTACACAAATGAATAAAATAGAGGCGCATGAACTACTTAATGCTAGAAAACGAGGACTCTCAGTCCTACCGTCAGCGATTGATCGAGCACTATTCCTCACAGGAGACCTTAGAGGAAATGCGCTGGTGTTTAGCGAGGGAGTGGATCAGTCGGCATCAGAAGAAAGTAAAGCAAGTTGGGAAAGTAAAGGCCACAACGTGGTGGCTGGAACAGGCCGATATTATGGAAGCGAAGAATGGTTTAGAGCAAATCACGGACCTCAAGAGGCGAATGAATGAGATACGCAGCAAGAGTTGATGCCAACCAGCAAGCTATCGTCAAAGCATTAAGGGATGCTGGCGCTTATGTCTGGATCATTGGCCTACCTGTTGACCTTTTAGTTGGCTACAAGAACCACACTTTCCTTGTTGAGGTCAAGGATGGCTCTAAAAAGCGTTTAACAGCCCTACAAGAAGACTTTTTCCTAAACTGGACTGGTGGCACACTGGCAAGGATAGACAGCCCTGAGGCCGCATTACGCATGATAGGTGTGGTGGGTGAGTAAACACTTCATTGATTGGTCTGACCCAGTACTGACGAAGGAAGAGACAACCTACGAAAAGTACTTGAAAACCCCTGAAGTATTCAAGGCTACATTTGTTGGGCCTGTAAGGAGTTGGGGTGGCAAACGCAAAGGTGCTGGTAGACCAAAGCAGATTAAAAAACAGATGCAAGAAGGCTTGACAGTTGTAGTTAAGTTAAATAACATTCAACTATTGTCCTTAAAGGAGATGGGCAATGGTAGCTTGAATGATGGTGTTCAGGCGCTAATCGATCAACATTTATGAGGTGATTTATGACTGATGCTAAAGCGCTTGACAATGCGTTCCACGACTTAGACTATGAAGACGACATTGAGGTTAGTTTCCTGAAAGTGCAAACTGAAGCGGAACATTTAAAGGCAGAGATAAAAGAATTGCAAAAGTTATTAATTGAATATGACATTGAATTGAGAAAGAGAAACCAAATGATTGCAAAGATTGAGGCAGCAATGATATGAGTCTGTGGCGCAAAAGAGGAACTGGCGACACACTCGCGCCATTTGCCCGCCTATACGGACAAAAAACACCTAAATTGTTCACAATGACCGCCACAACGGACAATGATTTAAGTATCAAGTCAGACAATTTAAGTATCAAGCAAAGCAAAGTGTGGGTTGACCCACCTGAAGGCTGGCGGTATGGTTTCCCTGCCATATATGACCCTGATACTGATGGGCAGATGAGCGAATGGATTGTCAACAAGGATTATCCAATAGAAGTCATTAAAGAGTATGGTGAATCATGGGCAGTTAGATGCTGGCCTGTTGAAGAACCTCATTGAAGTTTCATGCAAAAAATATCCCGATCGGGTCATAAATGCACAAAAACACTGTAAAGCAATAAAAAATGTTCTGATCGGGACATAAAAGGAAAAAAATGGAAGATTATTTAAAGGCAGATGGATTTGATGATGCTGTTATAGGTACAGCTTGCGTTTGGCGCGATCAAACCAGAGAAGATGTGTTGGTTTATTCTGTTGAAAAAATGATAAAAATTTTAGAAAATGATGCGGGGATGACAGAAGAAGAAGCTATTGAGTACATCAGCTTTAATGTAGAAGGCGCTTATGTGGGACCTAAAACACCTGTGTTTATGTGGGACGCTTTAGTTGGAGAAATAAATGACCGAAGATGACGCACAGAAAGCAATAGATTACATACGGGATTCAGCCCCTATATATGCAAAAGCAAAGGCAGAGCGTACATACATTGAAAACTATCTAAAGGTAGTAAAGGCTACAGAGATGGCTAACAGCGACAAAAAGACCCTGGGCGACCGTGAGATAGATGCATATATGTCGATGAACTATGAGACCCAGTTACAAGCAATGAGGCAAGCTGTAGCCACAGAAGAGGAATTGAAGTACCGCATGGAAGCTGCCAAACTTAGGTTCGAACACTATAAAATCACCTGCTTCAACAACAGAGTAGAAGCTAGGGCGATGTCGTAATGTATCGAGACAAGCATTTATTAGAGTTAGCCAAAGGTGCGGAGTGCCTACTGAAGATTCACCCATACTGCGATGGTGACGAAGGCAGTACAACAGTAGCTGCACACTCTGACCAACTGATCCACGGTAAGGGCAAGGGCATAAAGGCTGACGACTGCATGACAGTCTGGGCTTGTTACAAGTGCCACACATGGCTAGACAATGGTGGCTTGACAAAAAAAGAAAAAGCCAAGGCATTTGATACTGCTTGGTACAATCAAGTAATAGAGTGGGGAAAGATAGCCCACAACCCGTTACTGAGACCTTGGAAGGTAGACGCAGCCAAGGCAGTCCTACAGCACATTGGAGCGCAACATGAATGAAGCAGCAGAATTCCTATTAACCCTGTTACATGCAGCGACTAACACACACCTGCTTCATTGGACAAGTAAGAGTTACGCAGAACACCAAGCATTAGGAGCGTTCTACACTGGATTGCCTGAATTGGTAGACCAAGTGGCAGAGGCCATGATGGGAAAATACGACACAACCCCTACATTCCCTGTGAACTATTACGCGCCAGCAGCCACAGCAAAAGAAGAACTAGAAGCCCTAAAAGACTATGTGATGCAGACAAGAACACAGCTACCGCAAGATTCTGAGATACAGAACCTGATTGACGAAATAGCCCAATCTATTGACCAAACCCTGTACCTACTGCGTTTCCCCTGAACTTCGTTGAGTGAAGTTTTTGAGGCGTTAAGCCAGCTTTCGAGGATGTTGACCTGGGGCATTTTCTGGTTTTCCACCCCAGCATGTTGAAGACCAAATCGAGCCTCAATCTTTTTTCAGCCCCAGCCAAATATATTTACCCCCCAATCCCAAAATGTGACCTTATTTTTTTTGAGGGGGGGGGTGTCTCTCCAGAAATATGGTGATTGCTATAAAAATAGGCAAAAAATCACCAAATCGATGTAAGCACTCACTAACTTAATAATGTAAGTTAGCACTCACTTACTAACCGCCCCCGTAAGCGCTTACTAACTTAACAAACCAAAAGCAAAACGCGTTAAAACGACGCACAACGCGTCAAAATGCAAACCCTATACATACCCCTACCAAACCAAAATAACTCCGCAAAACGCGTTTAAATTGATCTTATAAATGCGCGGGAATGCATGCAAAGCTGGAAACCAAACCAAAACCCAAACATGCAAACCCGCGACAAAACCGAAGTAAGCGCCAACTAACTTAGCAAACCCAAAAAAACGGGGAATTACCCCCGTTTACTTAGGTTTACCGCGTCAAAATTCGTCTAATAAAACCCAAAATTGATCAGGCAAACAAATTGCCCCCTTTATAGGGTGAGTTAACGTAACGCAATAAACTAACCCATTGCGAATTGCGGTTATCTCAAATAATGTTTGATCGTTGTAGGTTGTAATAACCCCTATATTACCCGCGCGGATCATAATTCCCCCTTAATGCTTGCAGCATATTCGTCGTCGGTTTCCGCGTTAACGTCCAAAATTGTCCATTGATCCGCATCGTTTGACTCTAAAAAAGCTGCTATTTTCTCCGCGTCGTGATGCGATCCAGCTTCAATTGTGAAAATATATTCAACCGTTTTGGTAACTGTAAAATTTTGCATTATTTTCCCCCGTTTTCAGTTTGTTGTGCTTCATTTGCCATTATCCAAATCAATTCGCATATGTCTACGGGATCCCAATTTTCAAATGTTTCCCATGCATCAATTTCAAAATGTTCAAAATGTTTGTTTGCTTCGTCATTTGTTGATCCAGTAATTGCATCAAATATAACAACCGCGTCGGCATTCCAGTCGGCCAAAATTTGACCCATTGCAAATATTTTCCATTTATTAGAGATCATTTTTAGCCCCTTTGTTTAAGTGAATATTGAATAGCTAAATGCCAAATGCTTAATGCGTCCGCGATACCCGTGTAGTATTCGTCGTAAGGGATATCCTGATTTGATTCAAACAACTCTAAAAATTGTCTTACATTGTTTTCAGGCGCGATGCCATTTTGACAATATGCATCTAAAAATGCATCTAGTTCTGATTTATTCATTATTAAACCCCCTTACATTGTGGACAATATGGATAACAAAACGGTTCGTTTATTGGTTTTTCGCTGCAACCACAAAACGCACAATAGTAATCGCGTAATTCACAATTACTCATTAATGGTTCGTTTATTGTTTTTGTATGTTTAGCGTCGAATTTATAGGCGCTTTGAACCATAGCAGAGATAAAACCCGTATGCATTTTAGATATCGTTGTCATTTTTAACCCCTTAATGTAATTTGTAAGAAATAACCGCATTGCTCCAGCACGCCCGACAATCGACGCATGAACCCCCTTGATTAGGCGCGACGCATGCTTTGCCCATTGGTTTACTTGTGTGCACGTTTGACGCGGTAATGTTTGAAAACCCTTGCAGCGAAGCTGGAATTTTTACGGGTTTATCGGGATACATTGCCGAAAGTCGCACGATTAAATTTTTAGGCAACGCGCCAAATTGATCGATATATTGTTTGATCATTGCATATTCGCGGGTCGGCAGCCAAAACAAACATTTTGGCAAACGGTCGGCAATTTGTGCAATTTTGCGCAAATGGTCAACCCCTTGTAGATCACCCGAATCGTGAAAACGAAAATAACTATCGTTACCAATAAGGGAAACCATACCGTCAACCCATAATGGATCGTTGATCGCGTCAAGTCGGGCAAATTGCGCGGGTTTAATTGTGTTTGCATATGCACGATAGAAACCCTTGTCTGCATAGCAGCTACTACAGATAGATCCCTTAATTTTTGCCATGCGATAACCCGTTTGGCATGCCTCAGTCGGCAACGAATACGACTTACAAGGCATTTTTGACGTTTGCGTCAACGTGCCACAAATGGAAACCGCGTCAACTTTGCGAATTGGTATAACTTTACTTTGCATGTTTATCCCCTTTATGCGGTTAACCAAACAACTAATAAGGCAATAAAACCCAAAACGTAAATCACAATGTCAAATAATTGGTGTCTCATTTTTAGCCCCTTACTTAGTGATTTTTTCGAATGCAATGGCGCGCACTGATTCGGGCATGGATGTATGCGCGGTGACTAATTGCGTTGACGGGTTGCAACGTAATGCGACCGTTTTCCAGTCGGTTTTAGGTTTTGGGTTTGAGTCGGTGACGTTTGCATAAAATACCGTGCCCAAATGTTTGCCTGCACCCGTTGCCTTGATCGCGGTTTTAAGGGTATCAAGCTGCACGGTTAGTCTTTCTATCTCAAAACGTAACGCGCCTGCTTCGTCGATCATTGCCGCAGGGTTTGCGGTCAATATAATGGTTTGGTTTTCAGTAGTTAACATGGTTTGCCCCTTATTCTGTTATTTCTTGCGCGGTTATAATGCGCCAATCAATATCTTGCTTGGTTTGCCATGCTTCGTTTTTAGCAAACCCCGCTAGTTCTAATGCTTCGTTTTCATTACGTGCTTCAATTTCTAGAGTTTCTAAAATGACACATTCAGCGTAAACAATGTAAGTTTTCATGGTTTGATTTCCTTTCAACGTGGTCCACAAGTTAATAATCTTTTTTCGCATTCCTCTAAAGTGCCTATAAAAATAGGTTTAACTAAAGAATTGTTATCGCTTGATCTAATAATGAATTTGTTTTTTGAATAAGAGAAAATAATTTCAAACATGGTTTGGTTTCCTTTGTTGATAACTTTGCTTTACAGTGACTGCCACTATTAGCAGTCTATTTATACGTGCAAACATCATGCCACTATTAAACCGCACGACAATACAAACAAAGGGTTACATAATTACAATTACCGCGCACTGTATTAGCGCACGGTTTAATTGTCATGCACTATAACAAAGCATAATTACACTGTATTGGTGCATCGTGTGGATAACTTGCCTTTATGGGGATAACTAAAACCCTTGTGGATAAATACTTGATTAAATTCGCATAATCAAGTTACAAAACGCGCACAAAAAGAAAACCCAAAACCCTAAGCCATTGGGTGCAAACATATAAGGGGAAATACAAAGGGCAATTGCAGCTATTGGGTGCATGCAAGCGGTTTACTAAACCCGCTGGAAACCCGCGTAAATAAACAAAACCCCCGTGCCATTGTCTCCAATGCACGTATAAGCAAACACAATGCAACGCGTTAACCGCACGGATATACAAACCCTTGAAATGATAGGGCACCCTTGTGGCAAACATTACTGACCCGCTGGTCATTAGTAAATGCAAACCATTCGCATCTAGTTACTAACCCATTGGTCAATAGCAAACGAGAAGCATTCGCATCTACATACCCCCCCCAGCCATAGATTCGGGAGGGGTAGCACTGGAAGGTGACGGAGGGAGGGGGGCCCACTCACCCATTCCCAAATTTTTCACATAACTTTTCTTAACCAAGCGACAATACTCAAATAAGATATATATAATCCACACACCAAGACGCATGGAGATTGGGTAAACCGAGGCGGGCCGTCAGCCGTACTTGTGAACCATCCTGACGGATCAGTCTCCAGCCGTGTTGGTAGCCGAGTAAGGGTTAGCGCCTTACCTTTCATGTTGTGCAAATACAGAAAGACGGAAACACTGCTTTATGTGGCGGTTACCAACAACTAACAAAGGATGTATATGAAGCCTGGTTTGTATGCCAATATCCATAAAAAGCAAGAACGTATCAAACGTGAGAAGGCTGCTGGTAAACCTGTAGAGAAGATGAGAACGCCAGGCTCTAAGGGCGCTCCTACTGCTAAAGCATTTGCTAACTCTAAGAAGACGGCTAAGAAATGAAGCACGATAAGCCTATTGCACATAAGACTACTGGCAAGGGTAAGACCTATAACCCTACTTCTAAGGGTGCTGGCATGACTGCTAAGGGTCGTGCTGAGTACAACAAGAAGAACGGTAGCAATCTAAAGGCTCCTGCTCCATCTCCTAAGACTAAGGCTGATAAGGGGCGTAAGGCTTCTTTTTGCGCGAGAATGGAAGGTGTGGTCAGGAACGCCAAGGGTCCTGCTGAGAGAGCTAAAGCATCGTTAAGGAATTGGAAATGTTAAAAGGATATGTATGGAATGGTCTCTTGCTCACCCGCTACATGACGTAGAAGATATCGTTGAGATGGCTGACAGCTTCTTTGGACATGAGGCTGATGGCATAGTTACTAGGTCAAGAGATGTCTTTAGGCACAGGGTTACGGTGGCTTGTACCGAACAGGTGTTTAACAAGTCTAGGGAACTGATAGCAGTCTGTCGGGAGAACCCACTAGTAGAGTTAGATGAAGGACATCCTGATCAACCGAAACTAATGGGGTTTTGCTGGTTTGATCGTGGCGGTTATACAACCTATTCCAATGAAGAGATAAGTAATGCAAAGTTCCACCATCTTGATCTTTCTCTGCCTGTACGTACTCGTGTATTACTTATTAACCAAATGATTGATCAGCATATACTATGGGCAAATAAGTATGGGGTTCCTATTGTTTGCTCAACCTCTATTCGTGCCGAGCATGATGGCTTTATGAAGATTCATGCAAAGCGTGGATTTGCAGTCAATGGAAGCTATGCTTGGATACGAACTGAAAAAGGAATGGAATGTCTGACGAAAAAGTTGTAGCCCTTAAAACCAAAAACCCTGTTGGTCGGCCTAAGTCGGTAGTTAACCGCGTAACCGAATACGGGGCTTTGTTTAACCAATTAAACGAGCAGCATATCGCCAAAGGACTGCCCCCGCTAAAAACGGCTATGGAAGTCTTGATTGAGGCTATGCAGTCAGATGAACTAGATATTAAAGATAAGGCTAGAATCGCGGACAAGTTGGCTCCCTTTGAGTCTTCCCGCGCACCTGTCATCTCAATCGAGCATGTACAGAATATAGTAAGAGAAGAAGAAGTCTCGGCAGATGATGCTATGGACGACTTCCTAGATTCACTACGAAAGGTATAAAATGCCACTTAAAAAAGGTAAGTCCGAAAAAGCGTTTAAGTCAAACATCAAGACTGAAATGCATGCTGGTAAACCCATGAAACAAGCAGTCGCTATTGCGTATTCTATGAAGCGTGATTCTGACGATAAACGTAAACCGAAAGGCAAAAAATGACCACCAATTTCTTGTATACCCAAGCTCCTAATCGCAAAGGCAACGCATCTACTCGCGTAGCATCCCACAACAAGGGTGTAACTGCTATTACAAATCCTATGGGTGGCTTGGCTCAACCCAAAGGCGCACAAGGCGCTCCTAAATGTATGGGTGCTACTAGCAACACTTCTGTTGGCGCTACTGGCGGTCGCAAGCAAAAAGTTATGGTTGAAACAAACTGTACCTATGACGGCAAGATTCACAATGATGGTTACATGAATAGTGACCGCACCAACTATTTAAAGTGAGGCTAATATGTACGGAAGAGTAATCTCTGGTGGTAAACAAATGTCTAAAGGTTTGACCAAAGGCATTAATGACAAGTTGGCTGGCTTTGAAGAAGAGAATGAGCGTAGAGCAGTTATTGCTACTGCTGTAAAAAATGCATTTACAGTTCGCCATTTGTCTGACCAAACAACTAACAACTCTAACAATGGAAAGTTCCAAACTGTTAAAGAGAAGGCTAAAGTAAACCCATGATTATTGATGCATTTATTCGTGATCAAGATCAAAACGTGATTGCCATTTGTGGCAAGAAGCAAGTCCCATTAACCTGGGATTACATTACAGAGCATAAGCCACAAGTTGGTGATGAGATAGTAGAAGACGAACCCACTGTAGAAACAAAGTAAAGGAATAGTATGGCAACGTATGACATTGAGGCTTTAAAAGCCGACTTACCCACGGCTAAAGATCTAGCGCAGTTTGTGTACGACAAGACACAGATTGCTCTAGACCTTGTAGGCAAACCAAAAGAAGATCAATACCAAGTGGCTAAGAATGCACTTGAAGGTAAAAAAATACCAATTGAGTTTATTACAGCAGAGAATCCTTATGTAGATAAGAAAGATTTGATTCCTGTTGACGAACTCAAAGTATTGCCAGAACGCAACAAAGAATTGCCTGATGCTGGATCACAAGTCCATTACTTTGGCGCTACCAATATGCCACACCCGTTAGACCCACAGTCTGACAAGAAGGTGGCTATTGACTTCCGCAAGTATGAGAATGGATTGATTACTTACCAAGTGGTAGCACCTGTTGAGCAGATCGCTGTTGGCTCACGTATCAACAAATATGGACAGACAGTTCCAGAGAAGTACACATGGCTTGATCCCCGTACAGAAGAGCTGATCATGCGTAGACCTGATGGCACTTTCACTGAGCGTGGGCGTGGCCTCCACACCTATCTGATAGGCGAAAAAGGTGGTGGTGTATGGACCTTAATTGACAGAGACATGGTAAGCGTATCGGCTAAGAATATCGCTGATCCTTGGGCTTAAATGGAACAAGATCACTCTGCAAAATTTCAGCAGAGATTGCATGGACAGGCAGAAGTTTGCGCTCGTAAAAGTCTTGAATGGTTACAAAAAGATTTACAGGGCGAGTTCAAGCTTCTTCCTTTCGAGGTTTATTACTTAGCAAGCGCGGCTAATATCTTGTTAAACATACGAGATACATATGGCAAAAAGTGAAGCAAGTGACTACATCCAGCCAATCTACAAAGACCGAGCATTAAAGTACCTTGTTAAATTGGCGGGTGGCAAAAGAGCGACTACTGCTCTTGATGGCGAACAAAAAAAGAAGATGATGATGGCACGGGACAAGTTAGCCCATGACATGCAATTCAACCAATTAAAGTGGTTTAGGCCATTTAAGTACCAAGAAGAGTTTTTTAAGACTGGCGCACACTCAGCCCGTAGAGGCATGATTGCTGCCAACCGCGCAGGTAAAACCATTGCTAGTACCTTTGAGACTGCTTACCACCTGACAGGCAGATACCCGCCAAACTGGAAAGGCAAGCGCTGGGATAAGCCCATCATTGCCATGTGCGCTGGTGAATCATGGGAGCAGGTAGCCAAGACGCTACAAGCCAAATTGCTTGGATGTGATGACATTAAGCAAGCATATAAGCTGGGAACAGGTTCAATCCCTAAGGAGTGCATTGATGACAAGTCTTACCGATCCGATGGACAAAACGTGTTATCTATTGAAGTCTGGCACGAATCAGGTGGTAAATCCAAACTGTACTTCTCCAACTACACCCAACAAGTTAGACACCTGCAAGGATTTGAACTCGACCTTGTTGTCCTCGATGAGCAGCCACCAGATGAAACTTTCTCAGAACTTGTTGTCCGTACAGCAGCTAGAAACGGACAGGTTATATGCTCATTCACCCCACTTAAAGGACTCTCAGGGTTAGTACGTAAGTTCTGGGATCAGGTAGAAGGTTACTCCCATGTGCGGGTAACTTGGGACGATATCCCATATGAGAACGAATGGGGCGAGGCATTCTTTAGCCAGTCTGAGAGAGAACAGTTGTCCCGCGACTTTATGCCGTGGGAGAGGGATTGCCGTATGAAGGGCATCCCATTGGTTGGTAAAGGTGTGGTGTTCCCTATCCTTAACTGGCCTACCTACAAAGGCACAGATACAGATTTACGTAACAACGAAAAATTAGAAAGACTGATTAGCTTTGACTTAGGAATTAAGAATGACCCGACAGTTATTTCGTTCTTCTTTAGAGATGCAATACAGGAGATTATTTACCTTCACAGGCAAGTCAAAATCCCGTCTGGGGAAACGCCAGATGAATACGTACATTACTTGCTGGACAAAGAGTCTAAAGGAGTTCCAATCGCCCTTCCACATGATGCGGCTACCGCAGGGCGCTACACCCTTACGGAGCAGTCTGTTCGGGAGGTATTTGAGGACACATATGGGCTTAACTGTATTCAGGGCGCTATTCTTAACCCAGTTAACGACCAAGGTAAGGTCACGAACCATAAAGCTTACGGAATCAATATAATGCGCTTAGGCATGGAGCGAGGTACATTAATGATAAATGAATCATGTATTGAATTCCTAGACGAAGCAAGAAATTATGCTATTGACGAACATGGACGATTTTCTGACCCTGATGACCATATCGACTCTGCTCGTATTGGTATATTGGCATTAGTTCAAGGACATGGTGAATCTGTAGTGAGCCGAGCCAATACATTTGAAGCTAGACGCTTTAACCCGATTGAGGGAAAAATCCAAAGGATATGACATGTTAGATAAACAAAATTTGATAGTTGAGAGTTTGGAAAGCCCCCCTGGTAACAAAGGCATAGAGTATCAAGTTGCCCATGAAGCCTACCTCAAGATGGTGGACTATCTTCGTCTTACCCAAGCCAAGAATACGCTTAACCGCCTAAGTGATTACCATTACTTAAACATTGCGGTATCTAACTCTACAGAGCCAGTTAGGGGCATTGATTATATTTCCCCCGTGGTAAGTCCAGGCATTGATTACTCGACTGCCGTCATTACTAAATGCTTGATGCCAGACGGAAAGATTAACTTTGAGTTTGAAAGATTCTCTGAGGCTGATGCTGCTGGTGCGCGTCAAGCAGCAAAGATGGCCTTACATTTTTTAAATAGTAAGAATGATTCTTATCAATTTGTTCGTGACTGGGCGCAAGACTCTCTGCTCCACAAGTGCGGTGTAGTCATGGCATCACCCGTGCGCGAACAAATTACCCAATACAAAGAAGTTGAAGGCACTAGAGACAATCTGAGATCATTTGAAATCATGGCTGCTGAAAAAGGTTTGACAGCCAAGCGCCAGCAGATGCGTAGGATTGATGTGGATTTACAGGGTGTAGCCCAAGAAACCATGATGCCTGACGAGACAGGCCAGCCAACCGAACCAACAACCGATGAGGTGCAAGACGCTATTAAGGCGCACACCATCTATCGCGCTAAGTACAAGCTGACAGGCTATTCAACCAATATCCAAATCAAACATGTTGCACAACATTACTTTGTGTGTAATCCGACAATCCCAGGCATTCGTAGACAAGACTTCTGTGGCTTTTATGAGCCCATGACAATCCATGAAGCCAAGTCTCAGTATCCATACATTGACCTAGAGAAGTTTGCTGACCACGCTGCTTACGGTCCTGCTGGCGCATATCAGGCTGGTGCTTTGGAGAACGATTTAGCCCTACACGCTAGGGATTCAACCCCAGTGCCAGGCCAAGGTGTTATTGCCTCCGCAGGTGCAGACCGCTATAGCCGTGTGGTTATGTTGACCACAGCGTGGTTAAAAAGAGACATTGACAATGATGGCGACGAAGAAACTATAGAAATCTGCTATTCAGGTTCTTACATCTTGTACGTCAAGGAAGTGGACTTTATCCCTCTGGCGGTAATGTGTCCTAAGCCTATTGTTGGTAACTTCTTTGGTTACAGCCAAGCAGAGCGTCTTGTCCCGTTACAGGAATACAAGACAGCCATTAACCGTGCTGAGATTGCCTTTGCTATGCAAGCATCTACACCACGCATAGGTGTAAACCCTGAGTTTATAGATGCAGAAGAGATTCAGCGCGGAGTATCTGCATTGTTTGTGTTGGATCGCAAGTTTGATCCTACTAAGCACATCTATGAGTTCCAAGCAATGGAAGGCAACTTGGCGTATGTCCAAGACGCTATGCAGCGCTTTGACCAAGACACAAGCCGTATGTTGGGCATGACTAACCCTGCCGATACCCTTAACCCAGAGGTTATGAAAGACGGCAACAGTGGTTACAAGTTGCAATTAGCTATGGGTCCAAATCAACTTATCCAAGATGAGATGGTTAAGAACTGTGCTGTTGGCTTAAAAGACTTGATCTACATAGTCTGGAAGACCATGATCCAGTACTCTGATGACTACAACATGCAACAGTTGGCAGAAGCTATGTCTCCAGGCACAGGCTTCCTAGATGCCAAGTCTATGGAAAACTTTGATTTTATTGACCGCAACATGATCAACATTGATTTGGCCTTAGGTTTCTTGTCAGACGAGAACCGCCTAACCCGCCAACAATTGATTGCCCAAGCGCAAGCCCAATTTGCCCAATTAGTTGCCCAACTTGACCCAAGTGTTCCAGAGTTGTTTGCTAAGGCTAGAAGGCCATTTGAGGACACTTTGTATACTTTAGGTGTAAAGAATTGTGATTCTTATCTGCCTACATTGGAAGAAGCAGCCAAGGTTATGCAAGCCAAGTCACAAAAAGGCCCATCACCTGAACAGCAAGAAATCCAATCTAAGGTTGGGCTAAACGCAGCCAAGACTAAGGAATCTGAAACCATAGCTGCTTTGAACATAAAGAAAGCAGAAGATATTGATACCGACAACATGTTTGAAATGATGGCAGCAAAAAGAGGCAAACTTAGCGCTGTAGAAATAGATTAAGGATTTGTAATGAAAAGTCTTGTAAAGAATGTCAGGGAATACTTTAACCGCAGAACTAAAGCAACGGATGCTTATAAGGAGGCCAATGTTGAAAAACGAACTCTAGTAATCCAGAATGGCGAGGTCGCTAGTCGGCTGATGCTAAACACGGATTTTGCATTGATGTTTAACCTTTATCGGTTCAACATGTTGGAAAGGCTTGAAGAAGCCAGAACCGACGAGGAAAGGATTGGCAACGCATATTATGTTGCTGGAGTGCGTGATTTCATTGACTTCGTGGAGAAGACTGAATATCTCGCTAGGGTGGCTAGTAAAAAAGCCGAACTTTAACGAAAATAGGGTAATATATGTCAGACGTAATCGCAAACGCGACCGCCACTGAGCAAACTGGTAGTGCAGAACAGAACATAGCAGCGATGATTGCCGCTAACAAGCGTAACAATCCGCAGCCAAATGGTAGTACCGCTCCTCCAGCAGGACAAGAAGAAACAGTTGTTGATTCCCCTGAGGCGGCTCCTGAAGCCGAACCTGAAAATGGTGCAACAGAGACTACAGAGGCTGTAGACAATGAAAACACTGAAGAGGCCACCGATGGTGTAACCGATACAGTTAATTTTCTAGAGTTTGCAGAGCAGAATCCCGACATGATGTGGAGGATTCCAAACAAGGACGCAGAAGGCGGCTTTGTGGAAATTCCAGTATCAAGGGCTGCTGCGATTCTTGGTCAAGGTAGTGCTATTCATGAAAATGCGCGTAAGCTTAAAGCTGAACGTGCTGATTTTGAAGAATATGAAGCGAATCGTCGTAAAGAACTAGATGGATTGCAGATTGGTCTAGAGTTAACGATTCAACCGCAGTTACAACAGGCAGCGGATGAACTGGTAACCCTTCAGCAATATAACCAGCAATGGGAGCAAATCTACAAGAGTGCTACTGATGAGATCAAACGTAGTGAGGCAGAGGCGGCTTACCGTCAAAACGCACAGTTGATCCAAGAAAAGAGCGAGTTCATTAAGGCGAACAGACCTAAAGTTGAGCAGTTCTATCAACACCGATCTGCATTTGTGCAGGGAGAACTTGAGAAAGCGCGTCAGAATTTCACTGATGCCGAACTGAAAAACAAGGCTAACTTTACCGAACTTCGGGAAAAGCTAGTCAAGGACTGGAAAGGCGCTAATGGGTCATTCGTGCCTGGTGTACCAAACATTGATTTGGTTTCTAGTGACGAATACTTACTTGGCCTTGTTCGTGATGGTTTGAAGTTTAGGGATGGTCCTAAAGTGCGTAATGCAGGTGGTTCGTTAGCAGCAGCTAATCAGCCCAAAGCAAAAGCCAAGACTAGTCCTGATAACAAAGCCGAAGAACTTCAAAAGAAAGCGCAAGCTGGCGATAAGAATGCAGCGCGTGACCTTTTGGCAACAATGCTTGCGTCTAATAAACGCAGAACTCGTTAAATCTTCTAAGGAAAACTTAAATGTCTACTATCACCTCCGCCAATCTTGGCAATGGTAACGGTTCCTATACAACCGACATCGTGGTCAAAGACCTCGACCTCACAGTCTCTAACTATGTTAAAGACCGTACCCCAATCACTAACATGGCTATGTCAAAGAAGCGCAAAATCAATTCGACTTTGCACATTTGGCCTAATGACTACTTCCGCACACCAGCTTTGAACGCAAAGTTGGAAGGCGCTGGCGTTGCAGCATCTGATGCCGCATCTAACACCCGTGCTAACTGCGGTAACTACACACAGATTTTCACAACTGTGATCGGTGCCACTGGTACTGCTCGTGCTGTTGAACAAGCTGGTGGCGATCCACAGGCATATCAAGAAGTCAAGCAATTGACTGAGATTATGTTTGACGTTGAGTTGCAAATGGTTCGTGCTGACGGTGCTTCTATCAAGTACTCTGGTCAAGCATCTAGCCAAGGCACTAGCCCTAACAACGGTCGTCGTTTCGGCTCGTTGTATTCATTCGCAGGTACACGTTCTGGTAACCCAACCAGCGGTACAGCAGTTTTGAACTTGGCTACTTCTGACAGCAACGACACAACTTCTACCACTTCTACTAACACGCCTTTCAACGGTCTGTTGTCTAACGCTGGTTTGGGTTATTTCTCTTTCTCTACTGGTCAAACATTGCAAGCTTTCAGCCCCGTGCTGTACAAGCAATTGGTGACTGTTGCAGAACAGCGTTTTAATGCCAAGATCACTAACATGGTTGTGCCAACATCGTTGCGTACTACTATCTCTGACAACATTCCTCAGAGCCGTTCTATCAACCGTTTTAACCCTGCTGACAAGGGCGACACGATTGGTACATACGAAGGTGATTTCAACTACACATACCAAATCGATGACTCATGGGTTATGGATCAAACAGGTGCTGACAATACGTCTATCTTGTTCTTGAACCCTGATGTTGTTCAATGGGGTAGCTTGCGCGAACTTGGTCCTAACAATGAAGTGTTCTCTAACGCTGATGCCAGCTTAGATCAATACATCATGGAAGGCACTTTGATTGTGCGTAACCCTGCTGGTGTGGCTGTGTTGGCTGGAATGACAACAGGTACTGTTGTTACTACACAACGCGCTTCTACTCAAGTACAACGCTACATCGCGTAATTTCTAGGGGGCTAATCACCCCCTTTTTCAAATCTTTTAAAGGAAAAAATCATGGCTACATTAGCTTGGAAAGAGTACAACTCCGCATTTGTATCTGATGTCAACACTGGTGATATCACTGGCGTTCTTGGCACACAAGGTCAAGTTCAATATTTCCCACGTACTTTGAGCGAGTCTGGTATTCCAGTTATCGTTGCAAACACTGGCACTATCGCTACTAGCGGTACTGTTACTTTGGGAACTGCTTTACCAACAACTTACGCTAATGCGTTTGTTTACTTCCCAGCATCTGCTGTGTCTGGCGACTCTACTGGTGGTATCTACTACGTAGTGTTTTCTAGCACCACAGTTGGTGTTGTGTACGCTGGTAAATACGGTGTTGCTAACGGTGTTGGCGCTGTTGCGTTTACTCCAGTTGTTCCATCAGGCACTTTGACTGCTGTTACAGGTTCTAACAGTTCTTTCACTGGTTCTACCACTGA